TGTTGGCGTTGCTGGTTCGGCTGGGTCAGCAAACACAGGCGGCGGCGGCGGCGGTGGCGGTAATGGTGGCGGTGGCGCTGGTGCTGGTGGCGCTGGCGGTAGCGGAATTGTTTATGTCAGGTTTAAGGTTTAGTTATGGCACATTTTGCAAAAGTTGAAAACAACATAGTGACTATGGTTATTGTCGTATCGAATGATGATTGCGGCGGTGGTGAATTTCCCGAAAGCGAACCGATAGGCCAAAAATTTATTGCGTCGTTAGGTTTGATGGGTGATTGGCTACAGACAAGTTATCACGCAAATTTTCGCGGTCATTACGCAGGTTTTGGATACACCTATGACGCACAACTAGATGAATTTGTAGCACCACAACTTGAACAAAATGACAACGAACAATAATGCGATGCGATACCAGTTGTTTGCGTTAGTACTTATGCTGACCGCTTGCGAAACCACACGCGACAACACGTTGACCGTCAAATCGCGCGTCAAAAACATGACGCTAAACAATTGCAACGTGCCTGATCGATGCGGCATAACACCATGACTCGACATCACTACACCGCAGACGAATTACACGCACGCATGATCGTCACCGTCGGCGTACTACTCGCCATAGTTTTTAGCGTGATCGTTATAGGCATCGTTTACAATCTGACGTTTGTGAGCCAACCTATGGAACAATCGCCCAATGACGCAAGTTTTATCGACATCATGTCAACAATCGTTGTGTTTTTGACTGGCACATTGTCAGGCATTGTTGCGTCTAACGGCATAAAAAAACCTACAAAATCTGATGCCGAATAGACCGTACACAATCACGCAACAGCCAGTCGTTACATCGGCGTTGGCTGGCATGAACAAATGGGTCGAATTGTGTTGCAAACATTCTGACGGATCGTTGTGGAACAACGGCACATTTGTCAATCGTGATGTGCGCGGCAAACCAGGTGTTATAAGCAATCATGCGCGCGGTCTCGCAACAGATTTGTCGTACAGATGGCAGGCACAACATAAACGCGGACGGCAAGACGGCCGCAAAATATCGTTGGCATACATGAACAAATTGCTAGAAAACGCTGACACGCTAGGCATTCAACTTGTGATCGACTACGCGTTGACGCGCAGTTATAAATGTGATCGTGGCACATGGCAGGCTGGCAAATTTGAAACTGGCGACTGGTGGCATGTAGAAATTGAACCGCGTTTAGCGCATGACCCTGAGGCCGTAAAACAGGCATTTAGCGCGGTTTTTGGCCCATCACCGAAAGCCGCACCGCAATCTGTCTAGGCTGGTTGACCTACCGAGAAAGTAGGTCTACATGACACTTATTACCAAAACAGCCATATCGCTATTTATTAGCGCCATGTCAATATTTATGTTGGCAAAACCGCCAGCGCCAACTGCACAAGAAATGCAACTAGCGCCGATCACGGTTTGGCAGGGTCTAGAACAGCCTGCGCCATTACCTACCACAACCGTTCAAACTACGCCTATAACGCAACCTGACGCGTGTGGCGCGGTGTTTGACATGGCTAAACATGTCGGATTTCCTGAACATGAACTGGCCACAGTTGTCGCTGTTGCTTATCGTGAATCGCGTTGCCAACCTGACGCGTTTAACGCAACCGACCCAAATGGCGGATCAAATGGTGTTATGCAAATTAATCAATTTTGGTGCAAACCATCGCGTTACTGGCCAAACGGATATTTGCAGGCACACGGCCTAATCAAAACATGCGACGATTTGTTTAATTTAGAACACAACATGCGTTCAGCGTTGGCCATTTATCGATACAGCGAAGGCTGGCGCGCATGGTCACTTTAAAACACTTGTTTTTGGCAACGCTACTAACTGCGTACACCTACCTGATAATGTCAGTCACCAACAAACGAAAGGCTAAAGATGACCGAGAACATCGACCCAAGAACTGACGCACAGTTCAAAGCACTAATGCAAGTGATGCAAGACATCACAAGCCAAAAAGTGCCGTTAGTGCAACCGCACGAATTGGCGGCACGCAGCACATTAAGAAAATTGCAATGGATCATTGACGATTCAAACGCATTAGACGATTCAGATTTGATTGACACATGCAACCAGGCGCGCATTGAAATTAAATACTTGTGCAGCATCATCACCGATCTGCGCGAAATGTTGGCGACGCGTGATCGTGACATTCGATCTTTGCAGGAACGCAACAATTATCAATCAGCAGAAATTCAGCGTTTAGAAAACCAGGTGCATCGTGCCAATTAGCAAATATTTGTTTACATTTACCGACGATGAACTAATTGCATCACGCAACTGTTTAGATAGTCGCAACGAATTCAACGACAAATACAAAGTGCGAACAGATCGCACAGTCTGCCCAACCGACCCAAACAAAGACTGGCAAAGCATTTTAAGTGAACTTGCAGTCGCAAAATTTTTAAATGTCGAATACAACTATGCGACCGAACCAAACGCTAAAAGATATGATGTCGGCGATTGTGTCGAAGTGCGATCATCGTTGCATGAACGCGGCCATTTAATCGTGTACGAATACGACAACAAACCTGGTGCTTATGTGTTCACAACAGTTGATTTAAATGAACCGTCGGTCACAATTTGCGGTTGGCGTGATCTTGTTGATTGTCGTTTAGACAAATATTGGCGCACAACACCAAAAGTGCGAAAAGAATCATGGTGGATTCCACAATCCGATTTGCATGACATGAAATCATTGCGCGAACGGCTGGTGTTGGAATGACACAGAATTTCATGGATAACTATGTTGATGTTGCGACACGGCTAAAAATTGCGTTTGAACGCTGGCCCGAAATGCGGATACAAGAAACAGCGCGCGAAGTCATCGAAATGCCTGACAAATCCTGTTTCATTCGATGCACAGTCACGATTTGGCGCAATCCTGATGACCCGATTCCAGTGATCGCGTCAGCATGCGAAATATATCCAGGTCGCACACCATACACAAAATTCAGTGAATCAGAAGTCGGGTACACATCAGCGGTTGGCCGTGCGTTGGCTTACGCAGGCATTGGCGCTAACAAGTCGCTTGCATCGCGTGATGAAGTTATGGCTGCACAGTCACGCCAACCAATAGCGCCAGTTGTTCAGTTACATGATGTCGAAGTGCCGTTCCCTGAGGAAAGACCGCGCGAATATCCGACACCTAAGCAGATGGGCATGATGCGTGCGCTGGCAAATGGTCAGGGTCTTAAAGGTGACGATCTAAAAACATTTTGTTCTGCTACTTTAAATCGCGAAATAAACACAACGAGCGATTTAACCAAACAAGACATTTCGAAGGTAATTGATGCGTTAAAAGCAAGTGAACCTCTATGACCGATGTAGAACAACTAACACAAATTTTGCATGCGTTAAATGTGTTGTTCGCGATGCCTGATTTCATTGGCAAGGACGATGTTGAAAAACATTTGCGTTGGTCAGCCACAAACTATTCTGATCGCATATTTGTTAAAAGTTCTAAAGATAACTAATTACGGGCACGATAGACCTAAGCGTTTTGCAGCGCGGTTGGTGGAACACTCGGCAACGAGGGTAGACGATCTATGTGGTGACACATGATCGGGCAACAATTTGAAATGTAGTGGGTACTCGGTGAGGCAACGAGTGGGCGGGCATTTCGCATTAGGCTTACATCACAACAACAAAAATTGACATACCAAAAACAAACCACAAACATAAAGTTGACAACATGGCCAGCGTAAACAAACCGAGAGCAAGCGCGACAGCGCGCGCTAGCGCATTATGAGTCTTGCACACAAAGACGGGCGGTACCTAAAAAATAGGCAGGTAATACTTCAAGGCAATCCACTATGTCACTGGTGCGGAACACAACCAGCCACACAAGCAGATCACCTAATAGAAGTAGATCGAGGCGGCGGACACGAACTAGAAAACCTGGTGCCATCATGCGCCAAATGCAACAACACACGCGCACATCTATATTCAAGCGCAAAAGCAAACATGCGAGGCCATGCACGCGCCGAAGCCTTACGCGATAACGGAATCGAGATACAAAAATCAAAACCGTTTTTTTATACGCGAACCGAATTGTCCCCGACCCAACTTATTTTCTC